TGCGGTATTCTTGGACTGGTCTGCGGTCTTGCTGGTCTGATCGGCGGTATTCTTGGACTGGTCTGCGGTATTCTTGGACTGGTCTGCGGTCTTGCTGGTCTGATCGGCGGTATTCTTGGACTGGTCGGCGGTATTCTTGGACTGGTCGGCGGTCTTGCTGGTCTGGTCGGCGGTCTTGCTGGTCTGGTCTGCGGTCTTGCTGGTCTTGATGTTGTCTCATATGAAATGTCCAACCTATCGTTTCACCTCTACCTTTTCCTTTATTGATTTCGTCGCTTTTTCCTTTTCCTCTTCCTTTGCCTTTATTGCTCTCGTCACATCTTCCTTTCCCTTTTCCATATCCAGAATTGGGTCTTAACGAGTGTGTACGAGTAGGTTCATCTTTTTCTTGATGTTTTTTGGTATTACCGCCATGCTTTGCACAACTAGGTAATAGGGTATTACAGTCATGCTCTGCACAACTAGGTAATAGGGTATTACAGTTATGCTCTGCACAACTAGGTAATAGGGTATTAGTATTATTTGTCACGGTCTGATGAGAACACATGCAATAATCCTTGAATATAAAAAACACTTATATATTTATATTTTCAATTTTTATTATATTATTGATTATGCATACTTATTATTAGTAAATTATTAGTAAATTATTAGTAAATTATTACTTAAAAAGATTTTAGCATATATTTTATAATGTTTTTAGTAGATAAGTATTACAATGATTCAAATTATATAACATGTCATCAAGCTATTATAAATAAAATAATAGATAGTTTTGATGCTCACAATCAAATATATTCAAATATTGATTCAATAATTAAATTACCTAATGTTGAATTTAATAAAATAATTAATGATTTGGAATATGGTATATGGAGATATTCAAATTTTCAACATCTAATAGTATATGGCTCAAGTGGTTGTGGTAAAGAATATTTAGTTAATAAATTATTAGAAAAAATATATGGTAAATTTAGTGTTGAATTAAAAGAAGTTGAATATACAGTAAATGGATATTCAAATACTAAAACTAAAATTATGATTAAACAATCTAAACATCATATTATTATTGAACCTAATTCAAATGGATTTGATAAATATTTAATTCAAGAAATAATTCAAGATTATGCAAAATCTGAATTATTAAATATTTTAAAACATCGTAAACTTTTTAAGGTTGTTATTATTAATAAAATAGATAATTTGTCATATTATGCACAAGCATCATTAAGACGCACAATGGAAAAATATTCAAATACATGTAAATTTATTTTAATATCAGATCAATTATCTAAAATAATTGAACCAATAAGATCAAGATGTTTAATGATTCGTGTACCATTACCATCACCAGAACAAATTTTAGAAACTCTTTTACATATATCACAAAAAGAAAAAATAAATATATCATATATCACATTAAAAACGATCATAGAAAATTCTGATAATAAAGTAAATCATGCAATATGGTTATTAGAAATGTTTAAATATGGTATTAAATATGAAAAAAATTGGGAATATGTTATAGATATGATTGCAAATATTATTATTAAACCAACTATTCAGAATAATAAAAAACTATATAGTGTAATGAAAAAGATAAGAGAACAATTTTATATATTATTTATTACAAATATACCAACACAGCTTATTATTCGAAAAATAATGTTAAAATTAATTAATAAAACAGAAAATTTGAAACTTAAATATAATATTATTGATATAACATCTATATTTGAACAAAGATTAAGTCAAGGAACACGACATATAATTCATATTGAAGCATATATTGCCAGATTAATTTATTTATTTACTAGTTATCATAATAATGATGAATATAATTATAATTTAGATGTTCTTGAAATATAAAATATAAAAAATCTAATATATATTAATAAATAATGGAACATAAATTTTATGATTTGGAAGATAAAATTAATATCATATATGATTATTTGTATAATGTAAATACAAAAAATTGTTTTAGTATTGATAAAATTGAACTTGGAAGAATATCAATTGATGATATTAAGATATCAATACCTACAAATAATAATGATATTGAATTTTATAATAAAAATAAAGATGATATCATAAATGCACGATTTAAATTGATAAATTATGACGATGACAATAAACAGATAATATTAAAAAGATATTCTAATCAATTTCCAATAAATGTTAAAATTAATTTTTATAATAATGATAAAAAAATAAATAATTTTGATTCTAATGTTAATAATGATTCTTTGTTTTCATATTTATTAAGTTATATAGTATTAAATAATAAAACAAAACATATTTTATTGCCCATAATAAATGTTGATGTTAAATTATCGGATATTGAAAATATTATTAAAAATTATCCATTACATCAAAAAATAAAAAATGCAATAAATAATAATGAAATAAGCGATAGTTGTTGTTTACAGTTAAGAGAAGATTTTTTTAAAACAATAACATTAGAAGATTATTTATCAAAACATATTTGTTCTTATAAAGAATTATTATTTCAAGTAATACATACATTAGCTGTATTACAAAAAGAATATTCAGGATTTAGACATAATAATTTATTACTTAAAAATATTATAATTTATCTTAAAAAATCAACAAAATCATATACAGAATATGATTCTCTTATTACAAATTCTGATGAAAAATTTTATTTACCAAATAATGGATTTGATATTAAAATTACAAATTTTGAAAATGCTGTTATACCTAATTATTATGGTGATTTTAATCTAAAAAATAAAAATATTAAATTTGCAGATAAAAATAATGATTATTATGATATATATGTATTTTTAAATGATTTATTAGAAGGCATTACTAAAATGTCAATGAATTCCGATGATAATAAATGTGATAAAGATACACAAAAATTTTTAGATTATGCTATTCCACACAATATTAGAGGTTTAGATATGAGTAATTTTAATAAAAATCTTGTTATTGCTTCTCCAATTCAATTATTAAATAATAAATATTTTAAAGAATTTAAAAATAAACCTTCTAAAAATCACACCGAAGAAACTATTACAAATCATAATTATTTAACTGGTAAACATACTATTGATACTTTTTTGGATTCTGATAATTATTCTATATTAGGTCATCAATATAATTTAATATCTAAAACTAATATAATGAAAAAATCTAAACAACATAAATTAAAATCATCACATAAAAATACTGTAACTGATAAACAATATTATTATGGTTTAAGAATTATTAATAATAATGACAATGACAATGATATAGAATTAAAATTAAATAGAACATTAGATATCATGAATGGCGGTGGTGATAAAATTGAAACAACACCTTATAACACTGAAAAAAATACACCATTTTTGTCAAATGATAGTAAAAATACATATAAAAAACGTTCATTAGAAAACCCAACAAGAGAACCACCTGTTCTTATAGAACAAAAAATATATGATACAACACAAAAACCACAAACAAAGCCACAATTTCCACCTTCTTTTATTCCATTATATGATCAATCAGGAGATGCGATGAATCATATGTTACCATATTCAAAAGTTATAAATCAACCGCCATTACAAAAAGTATATAATATTAGTTTAACTAATCCATTAGCAAATCATACATCAATTAATAGAATATATGAAGATATATTACCAGGAAATCCAAATACTCTGTCTGCAATAACATTATATGAACGTAAACAATTAATAAATTTTTTAAGAAATACAATATTGCACTCTTGTGATGGTGAAGAAATGAATATTACAGGTGGTAAAAATTCATTATTATCTTATATTAAGATAATGGATGTAAATCCGTATACACTTAATAAAAATCCATATACAGATTTACCAAGAAATTTTTTACTTTATAGAGCTGGATATCCTGTACGATTTGATGAAAGAAATAAATTAATTGGTATTGGTAAACAATCTATGGGTGTTAATGTTAGAATATATATGATGTCACTAGGTGATCTAAGATGTAAAACTATAAATGATAATATAAATAATAATAATTTTGATTTATGGCGAGAACTAAAATATTATGATTGGGTAAGAGATGATATTGTTAAAAAAAAAGTATCACCCAATTTTATCTGTCCAATATTATATAAAATTGATTCTGAATCAAAAATTAATTGGTCACAGCTTGAATTAATAAAATCAAAACAAACAATAAATATTAATGATATTAGCAAAAATGACCAAAAAATTAATAACTTGCATAAAATGGATAAAAATGATGGATTATTTCAATCATTATTACCATTACAATTTAGAACAGTTAATAAAATTATTAATGCAGTAAAGGATCATAAAGATAATAAAAATGATGAAAATGAAAAAGAAGATTTAACAATTAATTCTGGTAAAGCATTAATATTATTAACTGAAGCACCTACAACAAGTTTTCTAAAATGGTCATCTGCAAATTATGAATCTTTTGGATCAGTAAAGAAAATGACATCAACCGGTCACCATACTGTAGATGTATGGAAGTCGGTATTATTTCAATTTGTATATTCAATGGCTGTTTTACAAAATAAAAATATATATATTAAAAATTTATCATTAGAAAATAATGTATATATAAAAGATATATTTTCAGATCCAAATGCTGTTGGATCGTGGATTTATAAAGTTGATAACGTTGAATATTATGTTCCAAATTTTGGATATATATTAATGATAGATACAAAATTTACAGATATTGAACCAGATATTAAATCAGGAGATGATAAAGAATATAAAATATTAGGTAAAATATATGATAATAATAATATACCACCAAATATATTAGATGGTTTAATTTATAATAATTTTAGAGATATAATACATCCAGATAATTTTACACATAAATTTAAAGTTAATGGTGGATCAATACCAGATGATAGTATTCTTAATTTACTTAAATCTATAAATTCAGATTCAAACCCGACTATGAAAATACAAGATTTAATACCAAAATATTTTGGTGATTTTGTACATAATAGAGTTGGAACATTACTATTAAAAAGTGAAAAAGACAATATATTTACATTTTCAAAACCTAATTTTAATAAAGGTAATTTAATGGTTTATCAAAAAAGATTTAATGAATATGAATGGGTTATTTATATTGGTGATATTCCGTCAAATCCTTTAAAAAAAAGAATATTAACAAAAAATATATCTAATGGATTATATGAACAAATTGATGTATTTACAAGTTCATTATATGGTTATCCAGAAAATGAAAAAATATTTCCAGAAACTAAAAAGAATATGAAATATGATGAAACACATATTTATGAAACTTATAATTTAGATAATTAATATTAAAATATTTTCTTTATTAAATTAATGGCAATTAATAAAACAATTTTTGATATTCAAGATTTACCTATTGCATATTTTAATGATAATATAAAAGCAAATAAATTAAGAACAGAATTAATTAAAAATCAAGTTAGAATTTCAGAATGTGCTCAAGGTGACCTAGAAAACACTTTTTTTTCAAATGAAAATTTGGATCTAATTAACAAACAATTAATTATGTCAGTTTTTAAACATACAAAAGGTCAGTATAAAATTGCACCACAATCAAAACAAAGTCTCGTAATTATTCTTAGATATGTATTTATAGAATATGCAAGACACTTACCATATAATATACAAGAACAAATACGAGAACTTAATAATAAAGTTGTTTGTGAAATTTTACCAGGTATAATTACACAAATTACACAAAGAACAGAATATTTAAAAACTATTAATGAACCAAGACAAATATTATCATTACCAACATATGTTGCTAAAGGAAAGCGAGAAAATCTACCTTCTATTACAGCTACCTTTTTTTAGTTTTGATTAATTAAATTAACTTATTTATTAGGTTAATTTAATTTTTATTATTTATTATTTACTTAATATACAACATCACCTTTAGTCTCATCTTTATGTAATTTATACATGAAAATAATACCACGTTGACGAGCCATTTCAACAAAAGATGTTCCAGGTGGTGAACCTTTATTTGGCGTTCCTCTAATTTCACTAGTTGGTGAACGATTTTGTACACCAGTATTTGTTAGAACAGCATCAAAAACACTCATTGGATCATACTGGAAATATTCATTAGTATATCTACCTATCGTTAAATCTTGATGTAACATAACAATTGCGGATGATCCAACAACTAAGTTACGTTCTGGTGAGTTACGATTAATTTCAGCAAGAACAACAGATCTTAAATGATAGACATCAGATCTAATAGTAATTTGATCATCGAAATCAACTTCACGATCATTTAAACGTTCAAAACCGGATACAGATAAAGGTAAACGAGAAATATTAAATGGTTGCATATCATTGTAACGAATAACATTTGCACGTCTATCAACGAAAAAGAAAAGTACACCTCTAGAATATATTAAACTAGTATGACGAGGAACCATTGCACCATTTTCAATAAAATATTGATGTTGATCAAGTGCATCCGATAAACTAACTGGGGTATCATCATTAATAGTAGGTGGAAGACGTAAATTAATCATAGGAACAGCTGTTACAACAGGTCGTACATTTTGTTGATAAGGATTTACATTTACAATATTGTAAATAGGGGTTGTAGAAACAATAGTAGGACGGAAAGAGAAAGCAGATAAAAGTCTCTTTAATATAGTTCCATCATATCTACCATAAATTAAATCAGGGTTATCTTGTTTATTAAGACGACACATATCAACCGATCCAATAAAATCACGGAATCCAGTATTGTAATACTGACCATTTCTTAAGTTAAGAACACAGTTCCATAATTGATTTTGAACATGTGCACGGTTATATAAATCTTGGAGAGAAGATCTGCTATCACATACAACATCATTTGGATCATTTGTTAATGCATAAAAAAGTTCATAATCAGGTCTGTTAGTTAAAGGTTCGCTATTGTATCTTGCTTTAATAATACCTGCAATATTAGAATGTAAAAAATGCGTTTCAAGTTCATCAATTTTTGGTAAAAACATTGCTGCAATTACTGCATGAATAGAGTCAGTTGGTTTATGACCTAGTTCACGTCTATATTCACCAGTGATTGCTTCAAAATCACAGTCACGGTATTGCATAGACTGAAGCAATACTTGTGCATGTAATGGTCTTGACGATGCATGTAATTTAAGTATTTCTTGTAATATTTTATAATCATTATCGCCTAATTTATGTGCAAATCCTTGGAAATCAATATTGATTGAACCTAAAACTTTCATCATATTAGTAGATGGAGTAATAACTTCTAATGATTTTTGTCCAACTAGCTCTTGTTCATAGATACGTTGGAATTCAGTAAATTCATCATCAGTAAGTCCATGTTTAACTTTAAATAAACGTGCTTTTTCTAATAGTACATGAAAAGGATATTGTTGATTAGAATATTTATCTCTAATCAATTGAGCAAACTTTTTTGCCTTTTTAATAATTGAACCTTGTTTATCAAGGTATGCTTTTTGAATTTTATCAACTAAATCAGAATCATTATATTTCTGTCTTAATTTCATAAAATCAGCAGATGATATTTTTCCATTATTCTTTTTAAAAAGTTTTTGTACTTCATCATCGACAGAGCCATCCGTACGATTCGAACGATTTTGTTTATCTTTGGACTGATTTTCCATAATATATATATATATATTATTAGAAATTTTTTTTTTATAATTAATTTTTAAACTTTTTTAAAATGATTATATTATTAATTTGCATAATCTTATATATCTTATATAAAACCATTATTTTTTATAATTTTATATAAACCATAAAATTTATCATATAAAGATTTAAACAATATTATATTAATGAATAAGTTATCTAATAAAGATAATTCACAACATATACAATCAGATTATAATGATTTATGGGTTAATAAATATAAACCATTATGTGAAAATCAAATTATAGGTAACCACCAACAAATAAATAATTTTAAAACGTGGGTAGCAAATTTATCTACAACAAAAAATCAGGGTATAGTTATATCAGGTAATCAGGGTTTAGGAAAAACTTTAACAATTAAATTAATATTAGATGAACTTGGATATATACCAAGAATTATTAATCCTAATGAAATAAAAGATCATAGAATATATGATGATTTTAATGATTATTATAATTTTATTAATTCTATTTATTCTAAAATACAATTTAATGAAAATAAAAATAAAAAAATAGCATTAATTTTTGATGAAACTGAAAATATCACATTAACAAGTGAAAAAAAATATATTATGGAAATTTATAAAGAAAATAATAAATTAAAAAGTTTTCCTCTTATTTTTATTTCTAATAATCAACATTCAAAATTATTAAATGATTTAAAAAAGGGTTGTCGTGAGATTATCTTTACTAATCCATCTATTACCGAACTTAAAACTCTTATAAATAAAATTTGTCTTAATGAAAATATAACTTTTGAATCTGATATATTAATTATTAAACTTATTAAATTTGCTCAAAATGATATTAGACGTCTTATTAATTTATTACAAGAATTATCATATCATATCAGTGATAATAAAATTACCGAAATAAATATTAATGAATTTATTGAAAAATCTCGTGAAAAAAATATTGATGTTGGATTATTTGATTCTACCGAAAGAATTCTAAATAATTATCTAGATTATGAAAATATTATTAAATTATATGAATCTGAAAAAGTTTTATTACCTTTAATGATACATGAAAATTATTTAAAAAAAATATTAAATAAATCAAAAGATAGTTGGCAAAATATAATTTATAATATAGTTAAAGTTTCTGACTCTATTTCAAGAGGAGATAATATTGAAACAAGTATTTATACAGATCAAAATTGGTATTTACAAAATATTCACGGCTTTTATACATGTTTAAATACTTCATATTGGATTAATAAAAATAATACACATTATACAATTAAAAATGAAGAAATCAAATTTAGTTCTGATCTTAATAAAACTTCTCTTAAAAATATTAATAGAAAAAATATAGTTAATTTATCTAAAATTATTAACAATAAATCAAATCAAGAAATATTAATGCTTAATAAAATATGTAATCATTTAATTGATGAAAATAATGAAAATAAACTTATTAAAATATTAAATGGATATGGTAAAGATATTACAATAAAAGAAATTGAATTATGTCTTAAAATTGATAAAACTACTGATTTTAATATATTAGCATCAAAAGATAAAAAAAGAATTACTAAACAAATTAAATAATTTATCTAGTCAATACTTATTATAAACTAATTTATCTAGTCAATACTTATTATAAACTAATTTATCTAGTCAATACTTATTATAAACTAATTTATCTAGTCAATACTTATTATAAACTAATTTATCTAGTCAATACTTATATATATTTTTCATTAACTTTTTTTAATGTAATAAATTGCATATTACCTTCATTATTAATAGGTGTGAAACAATAAATTTCATCTGATAAATAAATTAGTAATTCTGGTATCCATTCTAAAATTTTTTCATCTGTAATTTGTATCACATCTTGTGTTAATAATTGATAATAAAAATTAATTTTTTCATTATTGTCTGATTCAAATAAATGATTTAATTTTTTAATTAAATTTATTTTTTTAATATTTGATTTATCAACACCGGGTATTGACGACGCCCAAATCCATAATTTTGTTTGATATTGATAAATACCATAAAATGTATAATCGCCAACTATAATTAATTTTTTATTTTCATAAATACATATTTGTTTTTTGCCTGTTTTTTGAAATTCAATCAGATATTTTTTTTCTGGATCTAGCATCTTTTTTATTTCTTTATTTTTTTGTTCGTATTTTTTTATAATTTTATCTAATAATGACATTATTATAAAAAAGAAAATATATAAATTCTATTATATATATATATATATAATGGAAAATCAGTTAAAAACTAATAATAATAATATACTTATGCTTGTTATATTAGGTGCATTTGTTTTTTTTATATTTATCATGCCGATATTAGATGAATATAATAATATACAAATAATAGATAAATATAGTAATATTAAATATAATAAAGAAATAGAAATAGTTAAAATTTCTGATAATAATAATGTTGTTAATAAAGAAATAGAAATAGTTAAAAAATCTGATAATAATAATGTTGATAATAAAGAAATAGAAATAGTTAAAAATTCTGAAAATAATAGAGACAAAACTAAAATTTATGAAAATAGTTGTTCTCGTGAATGTTGTAAATTTTCACAGTGGCCACTTCCACCTGAATTAACAGAAAAAAAATTATTAAATGAATCAACAGATGATTATATTGGTTCTAATATGTCATGTAATGGTGGTGATAAAGGTGGTTGTTTATGTTTTAGTAAAGATAATTATAATTATATTTCCCAAAGAGGAGGTAATAATTAGATTTATATAAAATCACAAAAGTGTGTATTATAATAAAAAAAATAATCTAAACAAATATAATACAATCATATGTTAAATCTTTTAGTTGAAACCAAAAATGAATATACTACACATCTTATAAATATTTTAACACCTTTAATTTTTGAAGGATTACAATCTATATACAAAGAAGCACAAAAAATTGCAAATCACGATAATGTACTTAAAATATTTCAATCATTTTTAAAAGGAGTTCCTAAATGGAATCAATCAATTATTGAAAAAGAAACTAATCGTATTATTAATTCATCGCATAGTTATGGTTGGTTAAATGATTTAATCAAAGCAACATTAAAGGCTAATCTTATTGTCTTAATATTTAATCCCACAATTAAAACACAAAATAAAATAGATAATTCATTTTATCAAAATATAAATATTAATGATTTTATTCATAAAGTTTATATTGAATGTGCAAGAGATATTTGGAATAATCCATATTTATTATATCATGATTATCCACCAATTGAAATTAAACGTAATCAACGTGATTGTATTAATATTATTAAAGATTGTATACGTGAAGCTATTCGTAAATTACTTCCAGTTAAACATATTTTACAAATTTATCTAGGTGAAGAAATGGAACTTAATAATTTAGATGATAATTTTGAAAAAGCAATGACTGATGCTGAAGAAAAAAATTTATCTAAATTAATTAAAAAAGATTTAGAAAATGATAATAATTTAGAATTGAAATTTAATAATAATAATAATAATAATAATAATAATAATAATAATTTAATTCCACCACTTGAACAAATAGATCTAAAACCTAAAACAATACAATCTACATCAGATGATAAAACAATTGGTTCTAAAATTCTTAATATTATTAATAATAATTCAGTAACTTCAACTGATATATCTTTATTAATAAAAGAAGATTCTAATATAACAAGTTCTAATTCTGAATCAAATATAACATCTGAATTAGAAAAACTAAAAAAAGAACAAAATAATAATCATAATAAACAAGAAACAATTGATGCAAAAATGCAAGAAATAAATAAACTAACAAAAGAACAAAATATTAAACAAGAAACAATTGATGCAAAAATGGAAGAAATAAATAAACTAACAAAACAACAAAATATTACAGAACCGGAAACAATTGATACAAAAATTAAAAAAATTTTAAAAAATGATTTAATAATGGATACTGATCTCGAAACTAGTTTAAATTATAGTCAGGAAGAAAATGATCAAAAATATCTACAAATATTCTCAAACATGGGAGCAACAGCACCAGTACAACCTAATAACAATAATAATAACAATAATAATAACAATAAAAACAAAAAATATTTTAATAATTATTTACAATTTTAAATTTTAATATTAAATATTAAATGCTTCAACAAGTACATTATTTTTTTTTTGAGTTAATTGTTGTATTTTAATAGTTGGCGATATCATATCTAAAATAGCATATGCGATTGATGAAGTTATACCTATCATTATAATTTCTTTAGTTTGTAAAATAGTATCTGGAATATATCGTGTAGCTATTACAACTATTAATCCAATTAATATATATTTAGTAAATCTTTCTACATGAGATAAATTAGATTGTTTAATATTATTACAAGATGTCATATATCTTAATATAGAAATTATTGTTTAAATTTTTTTATTTTCTTTATTATTTTAATGACTTTAATTTTAAAACAATTACTTATAATATCAAGTACATTTTTAATTATAACATGGTTTCAGAACATTGATGATAAAAAATATAATAAAACTAGAAATACATTATATGATAAATACAAATTTCCAACGCTTGTAAGTGCAATAATTGGATTAATAATTAATTTACCAGAATTATTATTAACAAAAGAATCATGTCAAAAAAATATTACAGAGTTTTCAATATCAACACCAACACAAATACCAATACCAAATAAACAAGTAATAGAAAAACCAACTAAAATTATAACAGAACAGCAAATATATACCGGTTTACCTGATTTTTAGTTTTATAAATTTTATTCTAATATATTATAATCTAATTCTATTATATTATAATATGTCAACAAAAGAAGTTGGATTTGGAGCAACAAAAATACCAATTAAACCATTTAAAATCAATGAAATGGTTGATCATTGTACAATTGCAATGATTGCAAAACGTGCAACCGGTAAATCATTTTTAACTAGAGAAATTATGTATCAAAAAAAAAATATTGCTGCAGCAATTGCTATCAGTCGAACTGAAAAACTTAATTCATTTTATTCAGAATTTATACCAGATAGTTATATTTATTCAGAATATTCAAGTGATATTTTAGCAAGAATTTATGAAAGACAATCAAAAATAAATGAAGATAATAAAAAAAGAATAAAAGATAAAAAAAAAATAAAGAATGATTCATTAATGTTAATTATGGATGATTGTATGAGTTCTAAAGGTACTTGGCTAAAAGATCCAAATATTCTTGAATTATTTTTTAATGGTAGGCATCATCATTTATCATTTATATTAACAATGCAATATTCTGTTGGTATCCCCCCTGAAATGAGATCAAATTTTGATTATATATTTTTATTGGCTGAAGATACCATTTCTAATCGTAAAAGATTATATGAACATTATGCTGGTATGTTTCCAACGTTTGATATTTTTCAACAAGTTTTTAGTGATATAACTGAAAATTATGGAATAATGGTTATTGATAATAGAGTTCATTCAAAAAATTTAACTGATAAAGTATTTTGGTATAAAGCTAAAAATGTTCCAACCTTTAAAATTGGTTGTAATAAATTTCATAAATATCATAAAACAGCATATGATAAAGAATGGAATAAAAGACTAGACGTTTTTAATCCATTAGATCTTGTATCCAAACGAAAAAATTCTATTAGAGTTGCGGTTGAAAAAATAAAATAATAATAAATTAATAATTATTATTTTATTTAATGTTAATGTAAACGATAATTAATGTAAATGATAATTAATGTAAATGATAATTAAAGTAAACGATAATTAAAGTAAACGATAATTAAAGTAAACGATAATTAAAGTAAACAATAATTAAAGTAAACGATAATTAATGTAAACAATAATTAAAGTAAACGATAATTAATGTAAATGATAATTTATGACTTTGTTTCATATGAACTATCAATAATTTTAGGTCCTTTCAAATATTCAGATTCATTATTTGTATCAAATAATTTAACCTGTTGAGCTAAATTTTCTATTTGACTATCTAATTCTAATTTTCGACTTTCCATATTCTTAATTTGTTCTTCAATTGTTTTAATATTTTCTTCTACTGATTCTTTATTAGTAGAATCATCTAATTTCTTCTCCAAATCTTGTAAATTATCTTTTCGTATTTGAATATTTTCCAAAACAGTTTCACGAACAAGTTCTTGTTTACGTTGTTCATGAAAAATTTTAGCTTTTTCTTGATTTTCAAGATACGATTTCATCATTGTATTTAATTCTGCATTTGCATATTGTGAATCTTTAACAGCTTCTGAATCTGGATTAGGATCAAATGGTAACCACTTACCCATTTCACCTACAAATACATTAAAATATTGATCAATTGATTGTAGTTTTTTTGCATGTTCACACGCTTCATCATATGTACTAAATGCACCTCTTAGTTTAATACCAGATAATGATGTTTTATTATCTTTATCAGTTAAGAAACTCATGCAAATAAATTTTTGATCTCTTGGTAAAATAGTATCTTCAGTTAAATAATCTACTTTTGACATTATATAATAAATAAATTATTTCTTTATGTCAATTTTATTAAATAATTTAAGTTGATTTTACATAAATCTTGTCAGTAACATCTTTTTCATTAAAATCACTATAACCAAACCATATAGAAGGGTTTGAAAACATGTTACTATATATATTACTTGGTTTTAAATCATATATCATTTCATCATATGTTTGTAAATTTTTATCTTCTTGTTTTATTAATAATTCATCAAATAATTCTTGATTACTTTTAGTTGTTTTTTTTGATATATAAATTATTAATTTTATTACACTGCATAAAATTATTAAAGCAATAAAATATAAAATATAATTCATTTAATTATAATAGATATTATTTTAATTAAATTATTTAAATGAACTAATATACTCCCAATTTAAATGTTTACATATTTTTTCCCATATTTGATCATTTTCCATTATTTTGTCAGGATCTTTATGTAATGGAAAACACTCAAATAAATGATCTAATTCGAGTAATTCGCAAAATTTATGAAGTACATATGAATATGATAAAAAATTCTTACGGTCAATTTGTTTAAACATTTCCCATGGTTCTTGTATCTTAAAAAACATTGATATAAATAATTTTTCCATATCACGTGTAATTTTTGGTGGTGGTAAATTATTTAATTTATTAATAATATATGCAACGTGTTCATAATAACTATTATAATTTAATTTCTTTAAAATAATCTTCATTTTCTTTTTATTTAATATTGATAAATCTGTTATACGTTTTTTATTAAGTTCTTTAACAATATCAATAAATACTTGTTCTGGAATATCAGGGCTTTGTTTGGCTTGAAATTGATTAAGCCATTCACGAAAATGGTTTAATCGTCTATATGGACTATAATCTTTTATTTGTCTATCTTCATCTAATATTATTGTTTCACTATCACCACAACATGGACATATATATGCACTTTCTGACATATCTAATATTTTTTCAATAGTACAATCTTCACAATATTTAATTCTATTTGATCCATCATCATGAACTACCCGGATACCTTCAACACGTTGACAATATTTTTCAAATAATCCAGCTCTATTTACTACAGTAACTTCATTATTTAATGAATTAGCATTTTGTTTTTCTTTTTTATTACATAAAAATTCCATTATATTTTTTGTTTCCTTAACAATAGGTTCTTTTTTATCTCTCATTTCATAATAATCAGATATTAAATCACCAGCATTATCATAATAATCCATTTCATCAAAATTTGATTTAATACTATTATATTCTATTTCTAAATTATCTTTTTTATCTAGTAAATTTGCTCTATTTTTAATATCTAATAATGTAAAACTATCTCTGCGTTCATCCATTGTATTAATCTCATTTACTATACTATTTATTTGATTAATTAAATCAGAATTTTCATCTTTTTTATCATTAAAATATTTAACCATTTGTCTATGTTTATTATCCAAAGTATTTGATTCTTTTAGTGACACCTGTTTATTTTTTTTATATTTTGATGGCCCATCCGAACCTTGTGTATTTATCATATTATATATATATATAATAAATATAAAAAAGACTTTAAATAATTATATAGTTTTATTTTTTCTAAAATTTATTTCATATTTTAGAAAAATATACAGATTTTTTAATTTATATTTAAAAATTAATAAAAAATATTTAGAAAATATAAATTAAAAATCTATAAAAAGTATTTTTACAAAAAAAAATTAATAAAAAAAATATATAAAAAAATTTAATTAAAAAAAATCTATAAAAAAAAATTTCTAGTTATAAATATATATATAATATGGGTGGTGGTTTAATGCAACTCGTCGCTTACGGCGCACAAGATGTTTACCTTTCCGGTAATCCACAAATTACTTTTTTCAAAGTTGTTTATAGACGTCATACTAACTTTTCTGTTGAACCTATTCAACAGACTTGGAACGGTTCTGCAGATTTTGGTCGCACTGTTACCTGCAACATCAATCGCAACGGTGATCTAATTACTAATATGTATGTTGTTGTTATGTTAAATTCTCAACCAACCAACGTTGTTGAATGGGGATATGTTAATAGACTTGGACATGCACTAATTGAAACTGTTAAAATCGAAATAGGTGGTTCTAAAATTGATGAACAATATGGTGATTGGCTTAATATTTGGTATGAGCTAACGCATAAAACTGGACAAGAACGTGGTTATGCTAAAATGATCGGTGATGTTCCTGAATTAACTAACATTAGTTCTGAGGGTTTCAATGCACACCAACTATATATTCCACTTCAGTTTTGGTTCAACCGTAATAACGGATTAGCTCTACCTCTTATTGCTCTTCAATATCACGATGTACGTATTACTCTCAAATATCGTGATTCTGTAAACTGTATTAATTATGTTGGGTCTGCAAAACCGGTATTTAATAAACAGCTAATGTCTGATTCTTACCTTTTAATTGATTATGTTTATTTAGATTCTGAAGAACGTAAACGATTTGCACAAGCTTCTCATGAATATTTAATTGAACAACTTCAATTTACCGGTTCTGAATCTATTAATGGAAAATCTAGCAAATATCGTTTAAATTTTAATCATCCTTCTAAATATTTAATATGGGCACACCATCTTGGAAAATATAACAACTCCAATAATAAATGGTTAGCATATGCACCAGATGGAAACTGGGAAAATGCACGTGATAAATTTGCTAAAATTATTGCATGTGTAAGTTCGAATGGTTTTAATATAGCTGATAATAATAATGATGTTAATGTAACTGTAAATGCAAGTGTAGATGATGGTGAATTAGTTGATTTTACTCCCGATTATGATAATTTAACACAACTTTTTTCTACTGAATTACGACCATTATTAGAAAAAGTATCTGTTAAATTTATCGCACTTTCGGCAACTAGTAGTGGATCTAATAATGCTATTGTTTATACATCTACTGTTGGATTCTTAAATAATAAAAACATTCTTGATAATTTTATTGTAACCAAAAATAATTTAACTATGAGTGATATATCGAATATACTATTATCAGGTCTATCGGGTGATGTAAAAACATTTGTAGATAAATTTGCATGCTCTGTTTCCAATTCGTTTAATTATGGTGTCAATATCGATGGTAGCAATAATGTTTGCACCAGTGCTAAACTTCAACTTAACGGACATGATCGTTTCCAAGCAAGAGACGGAAACTACTTTAACTATGTTCAACCAGCACAGCACTTTTCTAATACTCCTGCTGATGGTATTAACGTATATTCTTTTGCACTTAAAGCTGAAGATCACCAACCTACTGGAACTTGCAATTTCTCACGTATTGATAATGCCACTCTACAGGTAGATATTGGTACTGATCTTGAAGGTACTAATAATATTCTAAATATCTACACTCAGAACTACAATGTTTTAAGAGTTATGTCCGGTATGGCGGGAACTGCGTACAGTAATTAAGCATAATGCTAAAAATTACATCATATTTACATCATATAAACTATATTATAGTTTATATGATATTTTATACATCATGATATATTTAAATGTAAATTAAAAAATTGATTAAAATTATATTTAAAGACATAACTTTTAAATACATTAATATAAAAATGTTAATAAGATCAGTTAAAAATCAAGAATATGGACTTTTAGTTAATAAAGTTAAAATTAATATGGAACAAGGTTATATTATTTCACGACTTAAAAATTCAATTCCAGAAAATTTTTATCAAAATACAGATGATAATTTATGGTATTTTAAAAATTATAAAAAAGATATAAAATTAATTGATATATTTTATCCGGATGTTAAGATTCAAAGTATTGAATTTAAAAATAATGATTATAATGATTATTTACCGGATAATATTGTAATTAAATTAAATCAAAAATATGAAAATAGTTTTTTTGAACCTATAAATTGTACTATTATAGAAAAAGGTACATCGACACATATAAAAGAAGGTTCATGTGCAGGAGAATATAGAAATATGTATTGGAAAGTAAGAGATATTGAAAATAAAACATATTATTTAATGCATATTAAAGATGATATGTATACAAAAATTTCTAAAAGAGACATTAAAAAAGTATTAACATTTAGTGGTAATACACTATTACCTAGTTCTGTAAAGCATGACAGTAATACTAATAAATTAAATTACAGACCTACCTGGAGATTATTTCAAAATGGATATGTTTGTTGTACAATTAATAATGGTGAGAAATATAAAACATATTATCTACATCAATTAATTATGGATGTTCATAATGAAGATCTTACAAATTATGAAAAAACAGTTGACCATATTAATCAAGATAAATTAGATAATAGACAAACAAATTTAAGGCTTGTTAATATGTCCATACAAAATACTAATAAAGGAAAAGCTAAAAGACGTGTTGATGCATGTGATTTACCTGAAGAATTAGACGAAACATTACCTAAATATGTTGTATATAGAAAAGAAATATTAGATAAAAATAGTGGAAATTTTAGAGAATATTTTTATATTTGTAATCATCCAAAATTAGATAAAAATTGGGAAACAACCAAATCACAAAAAATTAGTATTAAAGAAAAACTAAAGCAAGCAAAACTTAAATTACAAGAATTAGATGGTGATATTACAGAAAAAGAATATTTATGTGAATCAAATACAAATAATAAAATAGATTTACCTATTGGAATTAGATTTTTATCAGAATCATCACCGTATAAATTTGTATTCGACTTGCGAAAAAATGATATTAGATATGGATTAACTAATGTATTAAAATCAACTAATTTACAAAATGAACTTGATGTATTTATCAATGCTATTAATAAAAAATATCCTGAACTTAATTATAGCTCATATAAAATTGTAAATAATAAAATAAAAATTAATGAAAAAAATATTTCACAACCAGAAACAGTTAAAAAAGATTTAATTAAATTAGTTTTACCAACAAATTTTTCCTTTTATTTTGATACAAAAGGAAATGCATATTATTTTTGCTTTGCTAAATCTGATAACGGAAAAATGCTAAGATTAAAAAGAAAAGTTAATTCAAATAATTATCAAACAGAATTTAATAATTTTATGAAATTAGTAAATGAAAAATTTCCACATATCAAATTAAATGATTATATTATTCCAAATCTTGAAAATATAACAGAAAATGATTCAAATGATTCAAATGATTCAAATGATTCAAGTAATGCAAGAACAATTATAGTTAAACCAATAATGCCACAAAATTTTTCTATATGTAATGTAAATAATGTTGATTATATACAATTTTGTAAAAAAATTAATGGCACAAAGTATCAATATAAAACAAAAATAAATTCATATGATTTGAATACAGAATTAAATGAATTTATCAATGATCTAAATGAAAAATATAAATTAAACTTAATTAATTTAGATTATATTATAAAAAATCCAACTGGATGGATGACAACTAATAAAATTGTTGATCATACAGAAACACCAGAAAAAATATTACAAAGAGCACATGCACAAAATTATATACAAAATAAAATAAATGAAATTGGATTAGATGAATTTCGTAAACAAAAAGCTAAATATGCACAACAATATCGTTCGAGAAATAATTAATTTAATACTGAAATATTATATCTATAAGATAAATATAATATTTTAATTAATGACTATATTTTACCAAATAAAACAATTATTTACTAAATAAAACAATTATTTACTAAATAATACAATTATTTACTAAATAATTAAAACATAAAAAAAGTACTTTGTTAAATAATAGATTTAATAATCTTCTTCATTAAATTATTTGAAAAATCTAATTATTTTTAAGATAAATTATTTTAATTTTAATTAAGTTGTTTTTTCTATTATATATTATAATAGAATGTCAAAATCAAAAACAATTATAAATTTAGAACAAAACGGAAGATTATTTCCATCATGGGTTATGAAAAATTTTAAACAATATATATTACCTGAAATAATAACTAAAGAAGGCGAAGATCCATGTAATCAAGAAAGAGAAAAAGGATTAACATTATATCAACAGTTTGTTGGTCAATATTTAAATTATCAATCACCATTCAAAGATTTATTAATTTATCATGGTGTTGGTTCAGGAAAAACAAATACTATGATAAATGTATATAATATTTTATATAATTATACACCTAAATGGAATATATTCTTATTAATTCCTGCATCACTTCACGATGATCCTTGGTTAAAAGATATTAAAACATGGATGAAACAAGAAGATTTTGATAAAAGATTTGCAAATATAATATTTATTCATTACGACTCACCATTTGCTGATAGAGATTTTTTAGAAAAAGTAAGAAAAGCAGATTCGAGTAAAATATCAATGTTTGTTATTGATGAAGCACATAAATTTATAAATAATGTATATAATAATGTGACATCAAAAAATGGTAAACGTGCACAAGTTATTTATGATTATATTCAACAAGAAAAAATAGAAAATTCAAATACACGAGTACTATTATTATCTGCTACACCTGTTGTTAACAATTCATTTGAATTTGCATTAATATTTAATTTATTAAGACCCGGAACATTTCCAACATCTGAAAGTATTTTTGAACAATTATTTATAAGCTCATCTAATTTTGCATCATTAAATGAAAATACTAAAAATATGTTTCAAAGGCGTATATTAGGGTTAGTATCATATTATATCGGTGCAACACCTGATAAATTTGCTCAAAAAACAATTCATTATATAAATTTAACAATAGATAAATATCATGAAGAAGTATATAATTATTTTGAGAAAATAGAAGAAGACAAAGAAAAAATAAGATTAAGAATGTCAAGAGGTAAAGTTGGTGATTCAATGTCGACTTATGCATCATATACACGACAGGCATGTAATTTTGTTTTTCCATCAATATCTGATAAAATTAATGGTGAAAAACGGCCAAGACCTGGTGCTTTTAGAATTAAAGAAACAGATGCAGTTGTTGTAGAGGAAGGAAAGAATATTGATAAAAAAAATAAATTAGTACAATCTAAAGCAGAAGTGCTTGAATATATGAAAGCAATTAGATCATTTGTAAATGGATTTATAGAGTTTTTAAAAGATGTTTTACGTAAAGATAAAGAAAATGGGTATACAATTAGCGATGATATTAAATTATTTCATACTAAATGTGATGGCAGTTTTACAAAATTTCAGACAGAAAAAAAGAAATCTAAATTATTTGAAACTATGTATATGTGTAGTCCGAAATTTGTTAGAATAATTTTCAATATATTAAAAACAAAAGGAACAGTTATGATTTATTCAAATTATGTTGAAATGGAAGGTTTACAATTATTAAAAGTATATTTAGAATTTTTTAGTTTTGTTGATATAGAACAAGATCAAGAATTAGATAAAAATAATTTAAATCCAAAAAAAGATCTAACAAAAGATGGATTGCGTTGGTGTGAATTTCATGGAGGTATTTCAAAAGATGTTCGCAAATTAAATAAAGATATATTTAACATGACTGATAATAAATATGGTAAATATTGTAAAATAATTATGATTTCACCCGCTGGTGCTGAAGGTATCAATTTAAATAACGTTCGACAAGTACATATTACAGAACCATACTGGAACGAAGTACGTATTGAACAGGTTATTGGCCGTGCATTACGTTTTTGCCAACATAAAGATTTACCACTTGAAGAACGTAAAGTTGATGTATTTAGATATAAAGTTGTAAGAGAATCAGGAAAAGAAACAACGGATGAAAAAATGGAAGATATATCACGAAAGAAAAATAACTTATTATTATCTTTTATTGAATCTGTCAAAGAAGCATCAATTGATTGTGAATTATTTAAAGCTCATAATATGATGGGTTCGAAATATAAATGTTTTCAGTTTAATGAAGATTCATTATTTGAAAATCCAGTTGGTCCTGCATATCAAAATAAATTAGATTATGATTTAAAATTAGATAATGGATCAAACGCTAAAGATTCATCCAGAATTAAAATAAAAGTAAGAAAGATTAAAGCAGTAAAACGTATTGATGATACTTCTTATTCTAATGAAGAATATTATTTATTAAATGAAGATTCTGGTATTGTATATGATTATGTATTAAATTATCCTGTTGGAAAAATTGATAAAGATGAAAATGGACAATTAATATTATTAGAAAATGATATTTATATAATTGCAGATGTAATAGAAATACCAGAACAAATATTATATGATCAAAATTAAATTATTTAGTTAAATTAATAATATTTTTAACTTTTTGTTCATAAGCTGTAATATCTGAATTATATAAATCAGATGCTTCTCTATTTGCTGGTGAAGAAGTATTAGGATCCATTAATAGTGATATAATAGATAAAAGTATAGTACGTATATTTTGTGCAGGCGTCCATTCAGATTGTAAAATATCAATACAAATTTTACCATCACGATAAATATTCGGATGATACATTTTTGTTAGAAATTTAACTGATGGTGGTTTAATTGGATAATCTGTATCAAATTTTAATTCAACATCAAATACACCATTTTCATATGGGGAGTTTGCAGGTCCTTTAATTTTAGCATGCCATAACATTAAATCTGTAGGTGTTTCAATAATAATTCCTTCTAATTTATCAGATTCAGATTGTAATTTTGATAATTCACGTGATAATCTTATATTAGTAAAATTTAAATTTGTTGACATTATTATAATTATAATTATATAATTATAATTATTTATAATCAATTTTTTTATATTTATATGAGTTTAATTATGTTTTAAGTATATTCATATTGTGTAATCCAGCTAAATTTTTTATTTTGTCAATTCCTAAAGTGTTATTCATACCCGCCATTCCAGACATTTCAGTCATATTATTCATACCCATCATATTATTCATACCAGCTATATTATTCATACCAGCCATATTATTCATACCCGCCATACCAGCCATATTATTCATACCCGCCATACCAGCCATTCCAGACATTTCAGTCATATTATTCATACCCGTCATATTATTCATACTTGCCATTCCAGCCATATTATTCATACCCATCATATCAACCGCATTAGTTTCAGACATTTGATTAATAAAATTATTATTTCCTAATTTTGATAAATTACTAATTCCACTAATATTTTGAGCCATTTGTGAACTATTCATTAAAGAATTTATATCTTGACCCATAAAATTATTTGTATAATTAGTTACTGGTGCGATAGTATTTGCTAATAATGGATCAATATTTGTCATTTGATTTTGATTTTGCATCATTTGCTGTTGCATCATTTGCTGTTGCATCATTTGCTGTTGCATCATTTGATTTTGATTTTGATTATTATTTAGGAACATAGAGGTATCTTGATTTTGATTACCTGTAAAATTAGCATTATTTTGCGATATATCATTATCTAATATGTTTAACATTTCATCAGTCGTATTTGATTCATTATTTTGTATTTTTGATTTTAAATCACCAATAATTCGCTGACCTGTAAAACTATATTTTTTTTTAAACGACTTATTTTTATTATCTGTATGTTTTCCCATTATATAATCTTATTAAGAAATTATTTCTAAAATTATAAATTTTTAAAGTATTATTTACTTTTTTTCTTTTTTATTTCATTAGCAATTTTATCAAGTTGTGTAGATAAATTTTCATTTTTTTTAGTTAATGCATTTTTTTCTGTTTCTAAAATTTCTAATTTTTTATATAATAATTTAAGTTCTTTTTTTAAATTTTTATTTTCTTTTTCAAAAATGTGACTGTTCGAATCATCTGATAATTCTTTTTTTAATTCATCTCTTATTTCATCTCTTAATTCTTCTTTTAATTCCTCTTTTAATTCAGTTTCGGATAACTTCTGCCAAAATTGGGTACCACCAGTTTGTACAGACCAAGATATCGAACCATTACCAAGTATAACGAATCGTCCTTCTGGATCAATTCTATTTAAAGTTCCACCTAATCTAAATACTTTTTCGTTATTTGCATTAGTTGTAAAGTATCTCAAATGTGAACCAATTGATACAGTTTTAATATCAGAACATTTTTTATAATCTTTAAGTTTATCTTTTATTTCTTTATTAGTAAGAGTATCCTGATATGTTTTATCTGGACGTTTATAATTCTTATCTACCGCCGTTAATCTTTTATTAGGTTTATTATTCTGCATATTATAATAATATTAGAGAATAACTTTAATTATATTTTTATTTATTAAATTTAAATAATAAATATTAGTAAATGAATAATAAATAAACTAAACAATAATAAATAATAAATAATAAATAATAAATAATAAATAAAGTAAACGATAATTAATGATAATTAATGATAAATAAAGTAAACGATAAGTAAACGATAAGTAAATGATAAGTAAATGATAATTAATGATAAATAATGTAAATAATAAATAGTATAAAATTGTTTTGATATAAAGACATTTTAAGTAAATAGATAAATGTCTTATGAATTGAAATGGTTTAATAATAGTTTAAATCTCGATATTGGTAATCATGCAAGAATGGCTGAATATATAAAAAAATTAAGTAATAAAACAGAAGAAAGAAATGTAGAGAATAAAATAAACCAGATTGAACAAGATTATCAAGATAAATTACAAAAAATAGGAAACATGTGTAATACACCTAGTGAAATTGTTATGTTATGTAAAAAATCAAGTTTAATAATTTTACAAAAAGAATTAGATATTATTAAATTATTGACTAAATATACATTATTAAATAAAAAATTAGATTATAATTTTTTTATTAAATGTTTAAATATATTATTTTCACTAAGTGAAACATTAAGATTGCGATTATCACAAAAAGAACTACATGCAGATAAAAATGTAGAAAAACAAGAAGGAACAATATCTCGTTGTTCATACAAATTTTGTTCATATCAAGATAACTGTACGTATAATTATAATTTAAAAACTAAAAGTTTATGTTATCAAGATCATTATGTACATAATATGGTATCTTTTGATATTAAAATTTTGCTTGATTATATAAAACATAAATATGAAGCAACAAATGTTATTTTACATAATAAAGAAATTTTAAAAACTATTAATACATTAAGTTATGTAATTGGTCATATGGAATTAGAATTGAGAACTAAATGTTTATATATTCCAGAAAATGAATGGGAATCATGTCATGTTATTAAAAATAAATAATTTATTATTAATCATAATTTTAGTTTATTATTAATCCTAATCCTAATTTAATTTTATTATTAACTTTTATTTCACCCAAATCTATTTTATTTTTTAGATCTTCAATTGATCTAACACCCATTTTTAATAATTTTAATGCACCTATATGTCCTATTCCAGTTATTGATTCCAATTCTTTTATTATTTTATTATTTTCATTAGTTGTATGTTTACAAATATTAATTTCTTCAAGTTTTCCAGTTTTGATAATTTCTTTAATTCTATTAATAGTACCTTTACCGATGCCTTGAATTTGTCCAAATTCTTTAATATTGTCAATAGTAATTTCTGTATTATATTTTTTAATAATAATTAATGCATTTTTAATTTGTTTTAATCTAAATGTATTTAATGTAATTAATTCAGTATCTGTTAAATATTCAATATGTTGTTGAATAAAATTAACAAGTTTTTCAAATTCAATAATAATATTTGAATTAATCATTATTATATATCACTTTATAGTCATATATAATAATTTTCATTTTTTATTTTGTAAATATATATAAACCAAAGTTATATATTAATTATAATAGATGTTTAAAATATTTAGTTTAATTACATTATCTTTATTTTTTTTAACTTATATTTATAATAATATTATTTATTTACCGGGTATTTTGTATAACTTTAAAAACCCAATTTTATCTACACAAAATATTAATTGGAAAACACATAATATAACTAATTCATTATATAAAATTAATAAACCAAATATTATATTAATTATAGTTGATGATTTAGGTATTAATGATTTATCCATAAATACACCAAATATTAATAGTCTTTATGAAAATGGATATAAATTCACAAATGCATATTCCGGACAAGCTACATGTGCACCATCAAGAGTATCAATATTAACTGGTAAATTTCCTACAAATGTTGGTTTTGAATTTACACCATTTCCAAAAAAATTAATTAAATTGTATTATTATTTAAAAAACAATGATATAAAACAGCCTATTTTTAAAATGAATAAATTAGACAGTTTAATATCAATGGAAAATATGGTATTACCATTAAATTATACTTTAATTTCAAATACATTACATAATTATGGTTATTATAATTATTATTTAGGAAAATGGCACATAGGAGAAGCACAAGGATACACCCCGTTAGATAGAGGATATGATGAAAGTTTAGCTTTTTTATATGGTGCATCCATGTATGAAGATGTTAAAAATAAAAGTATTGTAAGTTATTTTAATGATAATTCAATTTTAGATAAAATATTATTTAGTAATTTACCTTTTTCTATTTCATATAATAATGGACCACGTTTTAAACCAAATGAATATATGACTGATTATTTATCAAATAATGTTGTGGATATTATTAATAAAAATAATTCATTACCATTTTTCATAACTTTAGCTTATAATGCACCACATAATCCTTATCAAGCATTATTAAGTGATTATAATTCACCTGAATTTAATCATCTTGAACATAATGAAAAAGTATATTATTCAATGATAAAAGCTGTTGATAGAGGAATAGGTAAAATTATAGAAAGTTTAAAAATAAATAATAAATATAATGACACAATTATTATTTTTACAAGCGATAACGGTGGTGCACATTATTCAAATATTAAAGAAACAAATAAACCATACAAAGGTTTTAAAAGTACATTTTTTGAAGGGGGGATACGTGTTCCATTATTTATTCAATATCCAAAAATAATTCCAAAAAATAGTATTAACACTAAATTATCACATCATGTAGATATATATTCAACTATTATGAGTTTATTAAATTTAAAACATAATAATATTGATGGAATAAATTTATTTAATGAAACTGATAAACATAAAATTTTATTTTGGAAATCTGGAGATTATATTTGTATTCGTTATAATAATTGGAAATTTAGTTTATCTAATAATCCTAATAAATATTGGTTATATGAATTAATTTCTGATCCAACAGAAACTAATAATTTGATTGATAACTTAAATATTAAAGATATATACAACAATTTAAGTAATGATAATTATATATTAGAACTAAATCAAACAGAACTAAATAATATAAATAAACTAACTAATCTAAATAATCTAAACATAGCATGTAAATTATATAAATTATTAATAACATATAATAATACTGCAAAAACACCATTATGGGAATCAGTTATCAAAGTACCTATTCCAATAGGTAAAAATATAATTGAAGATGATACAGATGATTATATTTATTGGTCAAATTGAATTTATTAATTATATATACTAACTATGATTTATAAAAATATATTATTTATAGTAATAATATATTTTGGATTTAAAAAGTAAAAAATTATTATTAGATAATAATGAATAATAAAATTCAAAAAATATTTCCTAAAATAAGTAATTTGAATAATGAATTAAAATATGATGTTGAAGGCTTGTGGTCAATAACACAACCATCGGAAGCAACTATTATATCTAAATTAATACAAGATGATATAGGTTATAATAGTAAAATAGTAGATGCAACAGCCGGAATTGGTGGTAATACAATATCATTTGCTAATTATTTTAAAAATGTAACAGCGATTGAAATACATAAATCTAGATTTGAAATATTAACAAATAATTTAAATGCTTTTAAAATAAATAATGTTGAGTTAATTAATGATTCATGTTTAAATCACTTAAATGGAAATTATGATGGAATATTTTTTGATCCGCCGTGGGGTGGTCCAAAATATAAACATGCAATCAATATTAAAATTAAATTAGGTGATTTAACATTGGAAGAAATAATAAATAAAATTAAAGAAAATAATAATAAATTAATTTTTTTAAAATTACCAAATAATTATGATTTAAATGAGTTCAATTGTTTTAATTATAAGATTGATAAAATAAAGAATTATCAAATGATAACTATATATTAATCTTGTCTAAAATAAAATAATAAATATGCATTATTATTTTGTAAATCATTTTTAGTATATGCCAAACAAACAGGATTAGAATCATTATATAAATACCAATTATTATTAATAATATTTTTAACAATAGATGTATAATGACCCAAATTAATATTTTGTCCATATTCAAAAGCTTGATGAATATTAATGCCAATTAAATCATACTTACAACTTGATTTATAAGGACTTGCAACATTAAAATATTTACCAAGATCTAAATCTTTAATTGGGTATGTAATATTATTTGTTATTTTTTGTGTTTGAATTCCAAATGCATTTATTAAAAATCTTTTAATATGAATAACAAGAATTTTAGGTGTTTTCCATAAAAGTGTTTTAGAATAAGCTCTATTACAAAGGCCACACATATCACAATTAATTTTATTATCTACATCTTGCTGTTCTTCTGAAACATAATGATCAATACATTCATATAAATCAAATGTTTTATACATATCATTTTTATTTTTAATTGGAACAGAAATTGGCATTGTTAAGAATGGTTCATAACCAATTGAATTAGTATTACAACACATACATTTACGATTATTTTGTATAAGACCATCAAATAAAGTTTTAATTGGTGAAAATTCTCTTTTTTGATATTGCATCCATGTATGTGTTGCATTAATATTATTAAATGCATCATATGATGAATAAACAGAGCTATCAATTTGTGATATATTAGAACCAAAAATATATTCTGATTTAGTTCCAACTTCTTCTTCTATTTGAGAAATTAAAAAATTAAAAAATTCTTGTGAATCTTGTTGATTAAATTCATCCCACATATCATTTTTTTTACCAATTAATGTTTTAAATGTGGTTGGTGTAATAGAACAGTCATCATTTTCAAGTGAAGTTTTAAAAAGCCTAAATAATTCAAAAACAACAAAGTCCTTAATTAATTTTTCATCATTAAGTTCCGGGTTCTGATCAATTTTATTTTTAATTTTATTTAATAATATATCATTAAATTTTGCTTGTGAAATATATTCAATAAATATTGGTATTTGTTGTAAAATATGTAAAATAGAATTCATATAACAAGTAACCCCCATAATATTTTTATATTTACTTACCCCTAACTTAATATCACATTTTAAATTATTAGTATTAGTATCTATTGTCATAATTTGATTGTCAATTGATGTCATTAATAAATAAGATATAATAGTAAAAGATAAAACTTATCAATTTTTTTAAAATCTACGTTATGTTAATTAAATAATGAGAATAGATTCTAAAAAAATTATTAATATAAAAAATAAACAGGATTTAAAAAAATTTTCAATAGATAAACCTATATTTCAATCAAATTATTTATTTCATTATTTGATTCTATTAAATAATTTTAATGCATTAAAATTGATTAAATATCCTATATACAATGAAAACAATGATGGGTTAAATGGGTTTCATTTAGCTGCAAAAGAAGATAATATTCCAATATTAATTTATTTAATTGAAACATATCCAGAATATATTTATAATAGAACTGAAACAAGAGAATTATTTACACATTATTTACAACCTGAAAATTTTTCGATATTGATAACAAAATTTCCAAAATTAAATTGGGAAGATTTAATAGAAGAAAATAATATAATATTAAAATCAATAATTACAAATTTATCATTTAATGAATTGCACAAGTTTATAAAGGTATATAATATTAAACCAAAACAAACAAATTCATATTTATTTGGAATAATTAATAATAATATGTTAAATATAGAAGAAAAAATTACAATATTAAATGAATTTTCTGACAAAGATATTAATATTAAAAATGAATTTGGCGAAGGATTGATTTTAACTGTATTAAATATGGATAATAATATATTATTTGATTATTTACTTGATAGAAATATAGATTTAGATTATTATACAATTATAAAATTAAATAATCCATTAAGAATGGGTATATATTTTGATATATTAAATGATGATTTTAATTATAGCAAAAAAATAATAAACAAAATAATAGATAATAATAAATATTTTTATAATGAATACGATAAATATATTAATAATTTAGCACATTCCACAATTAATATGAGAACTAATCGGAATAATCAACAATATAAACAAAATATTTCACTTGATAAAATGGCAGATGTTGAAATATTAAAAATGTGTGATAATAAAACATGGAATCAAATTAATATTGATAAGATAACACCATTAGAATTATTGATTGAATTAGATTATGAAATTTATTCAAAAATAATACAAGATAATAAAATAAGTATTAATACAGATATTTTATCTAGATTACTATTAAATTATGAAAATGAAAATAATGATAATTACAATAAATGGATAAAATTATATAAAACTCTACCAAATTATGTACAAGAAACAGATTCTATTATTATAGATAATACATTGTATTCGCATTATACAATATTTAGATCAACTTTTAAAGATATTGGGGTATTTAGTATATATTTAAAAGACACATATCAAGATCTATTAATTCCTAATATGAAGACATATTTATTAAATAATTTAACATTTGATAATACTATACTATTTCCTGATGATATTATTTCAAAAGAACCAGTATTTCCATGGATAATATCATACCATTCAGATTCAGAATATTATATTCATCCATATTTGAACAATATAATTAATGCAGAAAAAAAAAATAATAATAAAAGATACGCTGCTGTATTTTTAGGTTTAGTTTTAGAAACAATATTACATGCAAATATATTAGTTTATGATTTCAAAAACATGACTGTAGAAAGATTTGAACCATATGGTAATACAAATATAATAGAAAATGATAATGTATTAGACGATATATTGGAAGAAGAATTAACATGGAATACTGGATTAAAATATTTAAGACCAAATGATTTTTTGCCATATGCCGGATTTCAAACAATATCAGATGAAAATAATTTAAAAAATATAAAAGCTGGTGATTTTGGTGGTTTTTGTTTAGCATGGTGTTTATGGTATTTAGAAACTAAAATTAAAAATCAGGATATTGATTCAAAAACATTAGTAAATAAATTAATAAATAAAATATCAAAATTAGAAGTAAATTTTACTGAATATATTAGAAATTATTCAACTAAAATTAATGATTATAGAATTAAATATTTAAAAAAAATAGGACTTGATGAAAAAGTGATATCGAATATACATTCAACAGTAAAGAATGATGATATTGTTGAAGATTATTTATTAAAAGCATATAATTAAAATAAAATTTATAAATTTGCAATAAAATCATCTGTAATTTCTGTGGCACCTGGTTGTTCTGAAATTACATCACTAGTAAAAGCAACAGTTGTTCCTTTATTAGATACAGCAACTTCACTAACTTGTGTAAGTTCACCAGATTTTTTTAATCGCAGTACATCTTGTGGTGAATACTTTGAATCAATAATGTATCCACTACCAATATCTGGAATAAGAAGAACAGTATCTTCTTTTCCAATAAGTTGTTTACTACGTCCAGATTTACGTTTACCACGTAAAGGACAATTGACAGTTTGTCCAGTACTAATTATTTTAACATCAAAACGACAATTACCAAGTGGTGCAATGATTTCGCCGTATTCTTCTTTATCATTAGCAAAAATTAGTTCTTTTGACTTTGATCCGGTATAGGTTTTATTATGTTTCTTCGTGTGGGTTTTTCCTGACATTAAATAACTAATATTATTAATTTAGACATTATAAATTTCAATTTTTAACCAGAACATGATTCACAATCAACTTGTGAATTAGTATCTTTTACTAATTTAGGATCAATAGTAAACTTTATAGCATCTGATGATGCTTTAGTTCGTAAATAATACATACCCGTTTTTAATCCTGCTTTCCATCCCCAAAAATGTGATGAACCTAGTCGGTGATAGTCGGGCTGTGCCATAAAAATATTCATCGATTGTGATTGATCAACAAATGGACCTCTTGCAACTGCACCTTTTAATACCCAAATTTGTTTAATTTCCCATCCTGTTTTATACATACTTTTAAATATATCTGGAATATCATCAATATATTGAATAGATCCATTAGCAGCAATTATTTTATCTTTTAATTCTGTATTCCATAACCCAATATTAATTAAATCATTTACTAAATATTTATTTATTATAATAAAATCACCTGCTTGTGTATTTCGTGTATAAATATTATTTGTAAAAAATTCAAAACATTCATTATTTCCCAATAACTGACTTGTTGATGCTGTCGGCATTAATGCAGTTAATAAACTATTTCTAACACCGTATTTAATAACACTTTCTCTTAAAATATCCCACTTTTCTTTATATAAAAGTGTAATATGGGTAGAATTATATTCAGACCATAAATCGAACTGAAATTTACCCTCTGAAAATGGCGAACCTTCAAAAGAACTATAAGATCCAGTTTTATTACTTGTTTCTTTTAATAATTCATATTTATTAGGCTTTATAGTGTGATACAAATTTAATATTTTTTTATCATTTATATTAAAAGTTGGATCATAAAATTCTGGAAATATAGAATTGTCTTTATAATATAATATTAATTCATTCATCATTTCATAACGAGATTTTGATATATCATTAGATGCTGTAATAGATGCAATATATATTGTTTCCATGATTTTAGCATTAAATTCTATTGCTTTTTCAGAATCATATGGTATTTGTAAAAGTGCTAATGCATCCGCTAATCCTTGAATACCTAATCCAATTGGTCTATGTTTCATATTGGATAATTTTGCTTGTGGTACAGGATAATAATTAATATCAATTACTTTATCTAAATTTATAGTTGCTGTATAAGCAACGTCATATAATTTTTTATAATCAAATTCTCCACAAGTATAATTATATAAATGAGTAAAACCACCAATAAATTTATAGTTATCAGAATTTTCAGAAATAAATATTTGAGGATAAGTTAATTTATAATTATTTTCATTATTTTCATTATAAATAATTTCATCAAATGGTATTTCTAAATTTGTTAAATATTTCTTTGCATATAAACAGAATTTACAATTTGGTTTAGTATAAATTTTACATTTTATATTTTCAGATTTTTTATAAGGTGTTACCATTGGCTTTAATGCAATAGATGCTAAATTACATACACCGTATTCTTTATCATCTGAATATTCTGTTATTTCTGCACAAAGATTAGATGATTTAATAGTTCCTAAATTTTTTTGATTACATTTTTTATTAATAGTATCTTTATATAATATATATGGCATACCGGTTTCTATTTGAGTCTCCATAATAGTATGCCATAATTTTCGTGCTGATATTTTTGAACGATATTTTTTATCTTCTACATATTTCCAATATAATGTTTCGTATTTGTCACCATATACATCATTTAAATTAGGACATTCATCTGAACTTAATAAATACCAATCTCCATCAATTTCAACTTGTTTCATAAATAAGTCACTAATCCATAATGAAAAAAATAAGTCTCGAGCTCTTTCTGTTTCTGAACCAAAGTTTTTACGTAATTCTAAAAAATCATAAATGTCTGGATGATGTGGTTCCAAATAAATAGAAATTGCACCCGGTCGTTTGCCTCCTTGGTCTATCCATCTAGCAATATCATTAAATACTTTTAAAAATGGAACTAAACCGTTTGATTTACCACCAGTACCTTTAATAATACTATTTTTACCTCTAATATTTGAAACATGTAACCCAATACCACCTGCTCGTTTTGAAATTTGTGCACAAGAGTTCCATGTTGTAGTAATAGATGTTAAATCATCTGATGTACCTAACAAAAAACATGAACTGAGTTGCATATATTTAGTACCAGCATTAAATAATGTAGGACTTGCATGTGTATAATAACCTAATGACATATAATCATATGTTTGTTTAATTTTATTAATAATATTTGTATGATTTTCATTAATTGTATATTCATTTAAATTTATTGATAATGTTATAGCGGTTCTCATAATCATATCTTGTGGTCTTTCCATAATTTTATTATTTGATTTAAGTAAATAAGATTTTTCTAATGTTTTAAATCCAAAATAATCATATAAATAATCTCTAGTGTAATCAATAATTGAATTAATTTGATCTGAATTAGCTAAAATCCAATCAAGCCATAATTTATTAATAATATTGGTTTCTTGATATAATTTGTCCATTGTTGATGAAAAATTACTAACAATTTTTTTATGCAAATTTGAAACTAATATTTTTCCACCCAAATAAGCATAATCCGGATGTTTTGTTGATAAGTTAGCACAAATTTCAGCAGTTAAACTATCAATTTCTTCAGTAGTTATATCTGGATATAAACTTGAAATAACTTTTTGTGCAACTAATGATGTATCCAAATATTTATTTTTACATAAAACATTTGTATATTCGGTTATTAATTTATTAATATGATTTATGATGATATCAGCTTGAAAAAGCTGTTTAGTACCATTGCGTTTTGTAACATATGACATTAATTAATTATTGAAAATAATTATTTAACTATATTTTTAATTATCAATTTTTATTCGTTTAATTTTGTATATATTTTAGTCGGTATATTCATTTTTTATTTAAATATACTAATCTCATTTAAAAAATAATTTATTATATTATACTATTATATGAAAAGTTCAAACTTTATCAACACAACAGCGACAATTGGATATATTTATATTAGAAATCATACATCATATGATGTTGAAAATGTATGTAAAATGGGTAAAACTAATAATATTCCTGAAAGAGATTCACAATATGCTACTGGTGAAATTAAAAGAGGATGTTTTGATAATGTATTTCAAGTTCCAATTGAAAAAATGGGAATTGTTGAACGCTTATTACAAAATGAATTCTCTAATTTAAATATAAGATATGACGGTGGGACAGAATTTTATAATAAAGAAATTATTAATCTTATTGAACCATATTTAATAAATATTGGCATACAGTATAGAAAATTATCAAAACAAGAAATTAGCGATTTGATAAGATGTAATAGAGTAAAAAAAACAATCAAAAAAATAAACATTAAATCATTAATTTCTATTCTTAAATCAAATAAACAATCATTAAATTGTACACAAAAATTAAATAATCAATATATTTGGAATGAAAGAGAATATCAAAGAAATATAATTAATTATGGTAAAAATGAACTTTTATCAAATAATAAATTATATATTGAATTACCAACAGGGGGAGGGAAAAGTTATATAGTATATAATTTATTTGAATATATAAAAAGTGAATTTATCATTATTGTTTCACCTAGAAAAATAATAAATTCACAAAATATATCAGAAAAATATTTACAAATACTAAAAGATAATTATAATATATTTAATTATTCTACTAATAATAACTTTGATAAATATTTAAGATTATCAAATAAAAAAATTATAATTTGTTGTACACAATCTATTAGTAAAATTTATAAAAAGATATTATCAAACAATATTACTAATATTATAGTTTGGTTTGATGAAGCACATTGGGGGATTGAAGAATCCAGTAATAATTTATATGATGATCCAAATTCACAATTTTGGTTATCAAATAATACAAATATAAAATATCGTATTTTTACATCTGCATCACCAAATAAAGCAATAATTTTACAAAATGAAAATATATTTGGTAAATTGTATTCACCTATAAAAGTGAAAAAATTAATAGAGTTAAATTGGTTGTCAAAAATAAAACCATATGTTTATAATGAAAATAAAAAAAATGTTAATAACATAAATTATATTATTAGCGATTTTAGTGAACAAAATAAAACTTTTGGTTTTAGTTTTCATAATAAACAAAAAAATGCATTTAACTTATTTTATAAGCATTACAACCTATATAAAAATAATAAAACACAAATTAAACCATTTTTATTAGTCAGTGATAATTTTAATAATATTAAAGAACCCAAATTACAAGATATTGAATTAGATTATAATTATAGAGATATAAAAATATATGAATCATTAATTCATAGTATTGGCTATGTTGTTGCAAAATATAGTATGGGATATGATTTTAACAAATTAGATTTTATGTGTTTAAGTGATCCAAAACTATCAATACAAGATATTAAACAATGTATTGGAAGAGGTATTCGACCAGATGAATTAGGAGAAAATGGTTCAAATAGAGATAAAAATTTAAATGTATCATTACCTGTATATATTGATGAAAATAATGATAATGATGATAATAAATATGAAAAAATAATACAAGTATTAAAATATTTAATAAATGATATTGAAATACCATTTGAAGAAATAGAATTTAAAAATAGATTTTATAGTAAAAATATTCGAAACAAATCAAATCATAATACTGGAATAAATGAATATGATGGAATAAATCATGTAAAATCTATATTCTTAAATTTATTAGATTTAGAAAATAAAAAATGTGCACAAGCAACAACTTATGAACAAGCAAGAAAAATAATCGCTGATAAAAATATAAAATGTAAAGAAAGTTATTATAAATTATGTGAAACTGATAATAGATTATCTAAAGAACCTGAAGTAATATTTAAGGAACGATTTACAAATTGGATAGATTATTTAAGTATTGAACGTATATATTATAATTTTGAAACCTGTAAAAATAAAGTTAATGAATATTTATTATCACAACCAGAAATAAAAAAACATTATTTGAACTTATCAATTGTAAGTAATGAATTATGTAAATTAGACAAATTATTTCCACCAGATGGATTATGGGTTGAATATTATAATGTAAAGAATTTGAGGGATTTAATTACTATAACAAATAAAAAGAAGATGGTGGGTATTTTGTAATTATATATAAAAATTGATTTAGCTTAATATAAAGATTTAATTCATTATATTGTAATGTCAAAACAATATTCATGTGAACTATGTAAAAAAGTATTTAACCGTAAAAATGATTTAACAAAGCATACAAAAAATAAAACACCGTGTATACCATTAACAGAAATACAACAAGCTAATCAAACAAATGAAGTTAAAATATATATTAAAGCTAGCCTTATTAATGTATTCAAAAGTTGTTTAAATATCTTGAGAGACAATGGATTAACTGGTGAGAAAGCATTAAGAAATATGTCTTATTTGTTAATATTGAAATTACTAGAACCTCGTTTTGGTGATGAAATTGATATTGATAATTATGGATATGATTTTAGTCATATTAATGATGACACGATTGAAACACATAAAAATAAATTATTAAAAATTGCTCGTTTTAGTAATTTATCAAAAGAAAAAGAGGATGATATTCCGACTTTAATGAAATATTTATGGGATGATATCTTATCTGTTCATCCTACTACAAAAGGTATATTTTTAAAGGATAGAGGATTTGATATTCAACACCAATCAACCTTTAAAAAATTAATTGATAAATTAAATTCACTTGACTTATCTCAAACTGAATATGATGTTTTGGGTAATGCATATGAGGAAGTTATTCAAGATATTATGACTGGTAAAGTATTAGGACAATTTTTTACTCAACCATTAGTTAAAAAAATGATGGTTAAGTTAATTGATCCACAAATACATGCTAATGGAAAAATAGATACTTGTGGAGACCCTACTATGGGAACTGGTGGATTCTTGATTACCTATTTACAATACATTTTACAACAAGCAAAAGATAAAAATATTAAACCAGATTGGGATTTTATCAAAACTGAAGGATTATATGGTAAAGAATTAGATCCAGATACATATCAATTAGCTGTTTCAAATATGTTAATCTCGTCTGGTCATATGTTTGGAGGTCTAGAAAATGATGATAGTATTCGTAAGCCTATTACAAGAAAGTTTGATAATATTCTAACAAGAATTAAGGGATTAAAATATGATGATTTTCAATATTCATTAAAAAGTGAATATGTTCCTATTAAAACAGATAATGCGGTTAGCTTATTTATTCAAGCAATTATTTATATGTTAAATATTAATGGTAAATGTGCTGTTGTATTACCAGATGGACAAGATTTATTTTCAAAAACAAATACATCGTTAATTGCTATTAGAGAATATCTTATGAAAACATGCGATTTGAAAGAAATTATCTATTTACCATCCGGTATATTTACATATACAACCATTAAAACATGTGTATTTTACTTTGTGAAAAAGATAGAAGGGACTGATATTTTGAAAACCGAAATTAAATTATCTAAAAAAACTCAAAAAGAAATAGGTAGAGAATATATATTTTCAAAAACACATCAAACAACAACAGTTAAGTTTTATAATTACGATTTTAATGGAGATGTCAAAAATCTATTAGTTGAAGTTCCAATTGAGAAATTTGCGAGTAATTCATATTCACTTAATTATGCTGAATATATGAAAGATGAAACTAAAGAAGAACAATATGAAGATGGTGTTGTTGTAAAAACACTTGGGGAAGTTTGTGAATTTCAAAATGGTTCTCAACTTGATAAAAAAGATATGCTCGAGGGTAATATACCTATATTTGGAGGTGGCGTTAAAATTGTTGGTTTTCATAATTCTCATAATAGAAATGGGAATGAAATAATTATATGTGGAACAGGATACCCTGGATATGTTAATTATAGTTTTGGAAAACCATTTTGGGCATCACAATGTTTCACTATGAAAAGTAAAAACACATCAATACTTATTGATAAATATGTATATTATTATTCAAAAATAGTTTTAGAGAAAGAATTTATGTCAAAGCAAAAAGGAACTGCACAAAAGTTTATTAGATTTAATCAAATAACAGATATAAAAATACCAGTTCCATCACTTGAACGCCAAAAAGAAATCGTTAAATATTTGGATTTCATATACGAAAAAGCAAACAAAACAAGTAATGATAAAATTGCAGAATTGAAACAATTGAATGGATTTTGTTTGAATAATCAAAAATTATTTGGTGAGAATGTGGTGAAAGAATTAGGCGATGTATTCAAAGAAGTAAAAACAGGCAAAGATGTTGTTGCTACTGAAAGAAAAAAAGGTGAATATCCATTTTATGGAGCAAATGGCATTATTGATTATGTTGATAGTTATATATTTGATGGTAAATTTTTATTAACAGCAAGAACTGGTTCATTAGGTTCATTACATATATCAAATGGTAAGTTTTGGTGTTCTGGTGATGTGCATAGAATGGAATTTGAAAATGATACTTTATTGTCATATACATATTATTACTTACAAACAATAGATTTTCAAAAGTTTAGAACAGGTTCTGCACATCCAAAATTAAGTGGTTCAAGTTTAAAATCAATAAAAATCCCAATCCCATCACTTGAACGCCAAAAAGAAATTGTTGAGTATTGCGAATATAATGATATACTCATTAAACAATTAGAAAAAGAGATTGAAAATAATAAAAAACAAGCACAACAATTTATTTCAGGTATTGTAAAAAAACAAGTTCAAAAAGAACAAGATGAAACAAGTACAGTAAATAGTGAACTTATTGATGAAGTTCAAGATGAAATAGCATTAATTGAAGATGTTATTATTGAACCAAAACCAAAAGTTAAAAAGATAGTTAAAAAAGTAAAAAAATCTAATGTTATTGCAGAAAATAATTAATTACAAATATTTTTTTATCATGATTTAATAAAAATATATTAACATATCTAGATTTAGCATTATTAATACTATAAATATAATAGGGTATGTATAAAGTTAATCTTATTATTTAAATTCTTTAATTTTAATTTAATTTTTTTATTTAATTCATATTTTCCATATTTTCTTAAATTAGGTAATACTTCATTAATTAACCATAATTGAAATTTTTTGTATTTTTCATTCGTGATTTAATAAGAAAACTATATATTTCTTTTCATTTATAAATACTGTATTTGGATGATCTTTAATTTTAGTAAGTACTTTAATTTGTTAACTAAATCTCTTAATACATCTTTATTGCTTTTATAATTTAATAATTTAGAAATACTTATAAATTTAAACCAAATATTATTCTCAATATAAATTAAAGTATTATTAAATAAATCAATTATAGTATCCATATAGAAGTTAATATTTGTGTAGGGGGGTCAATTACCCCCCTACATAAATAACAAGATTACTCGTCATAAACAACATTATTTTTAATAATTTAATAAAATAATTTGATTAATTATATTATACAGTATATTTTATAATCTCAAAATTATTATATATTTTTAAATAAAATATATACATGGTGGTGTAAGTTAATCACTTATTATTTTCAAGTATTTACAAATGCTATGATAGAAATCAATTAAAATAATGACTCAACTTATTGAAGATGTTATTATTGAACCAAAACCTAAAACAAAAGCAAAAAAATATACTATTATTATGATTTAATAAAAATATTGATATAAAATAATATTAATATTATTATATACATATATAATGGAATCTAAAATGAAACTTGTAGAATTTTGTGCAGGAACAGGAGCATTTTCTTTAGTATTTGAAAAAACTAATTTAGTTAAAACAATATTTGCAAATGATTATGAACCTAATTCAGAAAAAATATTTAATGAAAACTTTACGATAAAACTTAATTGTTGTGATATTAACACACTAGATAGTAAAAATGATATTCCGAATCATGATATATTAACTGCTGGATTTCCGTGTCAACCATTTTCAATAGCAGGAAATCAAGAAGGATTTAATGATGAACGATCAAATGTATTTTGGAAATTAATAGATATCATTAAAAATCACAAACCACGTGTAGTTATTTTTGAAAATGTTAAAAACTTAGAATCACATGATAAGGGAAATACATTCAAAACAATTACAAATGAGATTAAACAAATAAATTATTTTTTCAAACACAAAATATTAAATACATGTGATATAACACCTGTACCGCAAAATCGTGAAAGAATATATATTATTTGTTTCAAAAATAAAGATGATTGTGATAGATTTGAGTTTCCAAATGTTATAAATAATAAAGACAAAAAAAAATTAAGCGAATTTATGGAAAAAAATGTAGATAAAAAATATTATTATAGTGATAAATTAAAAGTATGGGATGAAATAAATACTAATATTACAAAAAATATATTAACAAATACAATTTATCAATATAGAAGATATTATGTTAGGGAAAATAAAAACTCAGTTTGTCCAACATTAACGGCAAATATGGGTAGCGGTGGTCATAATGTACCATTGTTAAAAGATAATGATGGAATAAGAAAACTTACACCTAGAGAATGTTTTGAATTACAAGGTTTTCCATCAAATTATAAATTTCCTAAAATGAGTGATTCATCACTTTATAAATTAGCTGGTAATGCTGTCTCTGTTCCTGTTGTTGAAAAAATAGTATTTAATATAATGAAAGCTCTTAATCTTGACATTCCAAAAAATAATTCAAATGATAAAATAGAACAACCTATAGTAATTAAACTTGAAACAAAACAAATTAAAACAAAGAAAACTAAGAAAAATAAAGATATAGAAATAGAAGTATAAATATTGAATTTTATAATAATTATGTATTATATAATTTAATATTAATGTCAATAAATATGAATAAACAACAACTCATTGAATTATATAATGTATTTTTTATAATATGATTATAACATCACCCATTAATTTAATATTTTATATTTCATATAAATCCAACATTATATGGTTTATTAAATAGTAACTATTAATTACTATTTCTAATGGATATTATTTATCATATATTGGTATATGCATAAATATTTTATCTTTATCTGTTAAATTTTTATTCGATAATTCTTTAATAAAATTAATACTATCATCACAGTGCTTTAAAAATTTTTTTAATATATCTAAATCAACTTGATAAACTTCTTTATATTTTCTATATTGAACTACTCTCATTAGTCCTTTTATACACTGTTCTACGCCATGCATATTATCTGTATCAAATTCATGTACTAATAATAAATCATTTGCTAGAGCTGAATTATGTGAATTTAATCTTTTTCTTATATTTTTTGATTTTCCTAATTTATATAAAGTTTCTTCTGTATTTAATGCCTTAAAAATATATATTTTTTTCTTCTTACCTTCTGGTTTAACTTTTTGGTTATTTTTAACTAATGTTAATTCATTATTAAGACTTTTTATAATAGAATCTTTATATTTATATAACATTTTTTCAATCTCTATAAAATATCTACGTACTTCAATGCCTTTTTTACTTTTTGTAGCTTGTAGAATCATTTTAGCACATTCGGGTGTTAACATGTATATTTTCTCGTTATAACCTCCTTTACCTATTTTATCTTTATTATTAGTAATAATATAATCTATATTAATTCTATAACTATTTTTAATAGTTAAATGAAAATCCTTGCGACTTGTGATATTTAACCATGTTTGTAGATTATTAGAATTAATAAGAAACTGGTCTGATATTTCAAAATAATCCTCACGAATAATCTCAAAAAAATCATTGATGAATGTTTTTTTTATTGAACTATTTTCTAGTAAAAAATCTTTAAAATGTACCATTTAAATAAAACTATGTTTTATTTTAAATGCAGTAGCTGTGAATAGAAAAACTACGTTTTTCTATACACATCGTACCATTATAAATAAACTAGATATTTTTTTTGCTTTGGGGATATACCCAAAGCAAAAAACCATTTATAAAAATTTCAAAAACACCACGTATTTCATCTAATCTTATTATTTACAAATTAAATAATACACAATACTATATCAAATAATTAATATTAAAATAAATGAAAATTGTCAATTAATTTAATTTTTTAATGGAGGTTTATTAAATAGATTACTATTAATTACTGATTCTTATGTCATTTAAAATAAATAAATGATTTTTATCAAACGACAAAAGTATAATAAGAACAAAAAATCTTATGTATATCTTTCTAAATAAACTATAGACATGTTTATAATAAAAACATTACAATTAAACATATAATTATTATATAAATTGGAGTTAATAATATATTTGCATATCTAGATTTAGCATTTTCAATAAACTCTGTATTTTCTTCAGTAACATTCTTATATTTATCATTATTAACATTATTAATATAAATACCGTTTGCTATAACAACTAATAATATTAATAATGTTGGTAAACTATAATAATAATTCTTGGTATTGTCATTAGAATTATAAATAATATAGTATAAATAAATGGCTAATACAATCCATAACATTGATAATATAATACCAATATAATTACCTGTTTTTTCAAAACGAAAAAATGATGAGTTATTTTGAGATGATCTATAACTAGATGTTCTATATAAAGTACCCGACGATGATCTATAAACCATTTTATTTTAATATATAATAAATTAGATATTAAAATAATTTTAAAATATTATTTATTCCGCTTTAAAAATCATCTAATAATTTAAAAGTCGAATCTTTTGATTTATTTAATACATTTGCATTTTGGTATTGTGTTGGTCTTGATTCAAAGAAATTTGTTTTACCTTCAACACTAATAGATTCCATAAAATCAAATGGATTAATAACATTAAAAATTTTACTATAACCAAGATCAACTAATAATCTATCAGCAACAAATTTTATATATTGAATCATTGAATTGCTATTTATTCCAATTAGTGCACACGGTAAACTTTCACATATAAATTTGCATTCAATATTAACAGCGTCATTAAACATATCATGAATTTCTGATTCATTAGGTTTATTAGTTAACATTGAAAATAAAAGTACAGCAAAATCACAATGCATACCTTCATCACGTGCTATTAATTCGTTTGATGCACATAATCCAGGCATAATATTTCTTTTTTTTAACCAGAAAATAGAACAAAAAGATCCTGAAAAAAATATACCTTCAACAACTGCAAATGCTAATAATCTATGTGCAAAAGATTCAGTAGATTCAATCCATTTAACTGCCCATGCTGCTTTTTCAGCAATACATGAATATTCAATAACAGCATTTAATAGTTTATATTTTTCATCTGATTCCCGAACTATATTATCAATTTGTAGACTATATGTTTCTGAATGTGTAGATTCCATCATCATTTGCCATGTATAAGCAACAATAGCTTCTCGAATTTTAATATCTTGTAAAAATCTTTCACTAAGATTAATATTAACAATTGTATCTGAAGATGAAAAAAATGCTAATATCATTTTAATAAAATGTTGTTCGTTATCATTTAATTTACAAAAATCGTCATAATCTTTTGAAAAATCTATTTCTTCAGCTGTCCAAAACGCTGCTTGTTGTTTTTTATAAGATTTCCAAATAGCTTCATTTTTAATAGGATATATTGTTAATCTATTATTTTCCGGATCAAGTAAATATTCATTTACATTAATGCTTTGGTTTAATATGATATTTTTAAGTTTAGAATCTAAATTTGTGCGTGATTGTTTAACACTGTAATCTTCCATTATATATATATATTAAAATAATAATAATAATAAAAATTAAATCAATTTTTATTATTTCCTATTATAATTATAATGAGTTTTAATAGTTATAAAAAACCAAAACTAGTAGAAACAAAATTATCAAAGTATTATATTAATAAACTACTTGAACAAAAAAATATTATTCAAGACCAATCGATAAACAAAGATGTTGAATTAGTTATACCTAACGATGATAGTTTATATAAGAAATTTACAAATTATTTATATAAGTGTATATGTTATATGTGTGCAAATGCTCGTCAAACTATAATTAATAATTATGGATTTATATTTATTATATCACTGTTGATTATATTATTATATGTTAGATATCTTGAAGTTGATAGACGAAAAATAAAAATGCAAAAAATAATTGATAAAATAAATGATGAAGAATCTAGTGATTCTAGCGATTCAAATGATTTATAGAAATTATTATATTTTGATGGGTTCATCATAAATAACTAGTACTGTGGAACTATTTTTATATTTTAATTTTATATGTTTTATATGTGATGTATTATACTTTGTATTTTGTAATCTATCGTTAGAATCACTAAACATATGAACTTTATTTACCATTAATATTTGTTTTATTTCATCGAGATTAATATTATTAAAATTTATAGATGCGTTGGTTATATTACTATTAATCACATCATTTGAAGATATTTTTGGATTACGATCCAACATATAATCAGCCAATGATGTATTTTTTATTTCAGTACTATGAATATAATTATTCACACTATTTATATATTCTAAATTTTTTTTTTCATTATCAATTATTAATTGTATATTTTTCTTTATATTATCTATTTTATTATATTCTACATTATCATATATTAATTTATCACCGTATAGTGTAAAATCATTATTATCCATTATTAATTGAGATTCATTTTTAACATTTTCAATAAGATTATTTATAATACCTATTTGTTTGTTCAATGTTAATGGTGTATACACTTTATTTTTGATTTCATTTTTTTTTTTTTTTTTTTTTTTGTTTATTTTTTTATATGTTTTTTTTATTTTTTTTTTTTTTTTATTTTTTTTTTTTTTTTTTTTAATTTTTTTTTT